CGCAAGGACTGGATACAGACTTATGTAGACGGTCTTGAGTTGTTGGGTATGAAGGTCGAAGACCGTACGGAACCTTGGCCCGGAGCCTGTGGTGTACATCACCCGCTGCTGTCTGAAGCCGTTGTGAAGTTCCAAGCTGAGACTATGAGCGAGACATTCCCAGCCCAAGGGCCGGTGCGTACGCAGATAATCGGCAAAGAAACTAACGAGAAGAAGGACGCCGCTGCTCGCGTCCAAGAAGATATGAATTATCAGTTGACCGATGTTATGGTCGAGTATCGCCCTGAGCATGAGCGGATGCTGTGGGGCCTTGGTCTTGCAGGTAATGCGTTCAAGAAGGTGTATTATGACCCGTCGCTTGGTCGTCAGGTCGCAATGTATGTAGCTGCGGAAGACGTAGTTGTACCTTATGGCGCGTCCAGCTTGGAAGTCGCTGAACGCGTCACCCATGTAATGCGGAAGACCCCGAATGAGCTTAAGAAGCTCCAAGCGTCGGGCTTTTACCGTGATGTAGACCTGCCAGAACCTGTCAACTCGATGGATGAAGTAGAGCAGAAGATTTCGGAACAGCTTGGCTTCCGTGCAGAGACCGATGATCGGTACAAACTGCTAGAAATGCACGTAGATTTAGTCATTGAAGACGATGACTACCGTGATGAGGCTGAAAATGACCTCGAAATCGCGCTCCCATACGTCATTACTATAGATAAAGAGACCGAAACGGTCCTTTCTATTCGTCGTAACTGGAATCCCGATGACAAAAAGAAACTCAAACGCAATCACTTCGTACATTACTCGTATGTTCCGGGCTTTGGCTTCTACGCTTTTGGCCTTATTCACCTTATTGGCGCTTTTGCTAAGTCTGGTACCAGTCTTATTCGTCAGCTTGTTGATGCTGGTACTCTATCTAACCTCCCGGGTGGATTCAAAACTAAAGGCTTGCGTGTCAAGGGTGACGACACGCCGATAAGTCCTGCGGAATGGCGCGATGTGGACGTAGCGTCGGGTACGATGCGCGATAACATTATGCCGCTGCCATACAAAGAGCCAAGCCAAGTGCTCTACAGCTTGCTGGGTACCATCGTAGACGAAGGTCGTCGTTTCGCGGGTATGGCGGACATGAAGGTGTCTGACATGTCTGCACAGGCTCCTGTGGGCACCACGCTGGCTATTCTCGAGCGTACGTTGAAGATGATGAGCGCCGTGCAGGCACGTGTCCACTATGCGATGAAGCGCGAGTTCCAGCTACTCAAGGGTATCATCCGCGATTATACGCCAGCTACGTATAGCTTTGAGCCAGAAGAAGGTGATCGTAGGGCTAAGAAGTCTGACTATGATATGGTCACTGTTATCCCAGTATCTGATCCCAACGCTGCCACTATGGCGCAGAAGATCGTGCAGTATCAGGCTGTTATCCAGTTGGCACAGGGCGCGCCGCAAATCTACGACTTGCCCTATCTACACCGTCAGATGCTTGAGGTGCTAGGTATCAAGAACGCGCAGAAGCTCGTACCACTCAAGGATGGTGACGACATGAAGCCGCGTGACCCTGTGTCTGAAAATATGGACGTCATCAACGGTAAGCCCGTTAAGGCGTTTATCTACCAAGACCATGAAGCACATATTGCAGTGCACACAAGCGCCATGCAAGACCCCAAGATTATGCAGCTTATGGGCCAGAACCCCAACGCGCAGGCAATGATGGCGTCTATGCAAGCGCATATAGCCGAACACCTTGCGTTCGAGTACCGCAGACAAGTCGAAATGCAGGCTGGTGTACCACTGCCTCCGCCAAACGCTGAGATGGACGAGGACACCGAGATGGCTGTTTCTCGTCTTGCAGCAGCGGCAGCTACTCAGTTGCTCCAAAAGAACCAAGCCGAAGCTGCGCAGCAGCAGGCACAACAGATGGCACAAGACCCCATCATACAGATGCAGATGCAAGAGCTTCAGATTAAGCAGGGTGAGCTTGAGCTTAAGAAACAGAAGCTGATGATTGATGCTGCTGAAAAGAACGACCGTATCGAGCTTGAGCAGATGCGCATCGAATCACAAGAAGAAATCGCTGGTCTCCAGATCGGCGCAAAACTTGCCACTTCCAAGAGTGACTCGGAAGCTAAGCAGGAAGAAGCAGGACTTCGCTTGGGCATCGAGATTGCCCGTGAAGCCACGCAAAGAGAACAACCCGTTCCCAACCAAGTAATGCCTAAGGAGAATGAATGACGAACGAAGTACTGATGTACCTGTCAAAAAAGGTACAAGATGAGATCGACGTAATTAGCGGCGACCTCGCCCGTGGAACTGCAAAGGATCATGGGGAATATAAATATGCCTGCGGAATTATTCGCGGACTTATGATGTCAAACGGTTTCATTGCTGAAACCGCACAAAGAATGGAACAAGATGATGACTGAAGAGGACAATACTCTCCCCGTCCTACCAGAGATTTTTCTGGCTACGGACGTAGATAACATCGAGGACGCAACAGTCCTACCTGACACCGACGAGAAGAAAGCCAAGCAACTCCCAGACCCATCAGGATACCGCATTCTATGTGCGCTCCCAGAAGCCGAAGAGAAGACCGCTGGTGGTATCTTCAAGGCCGACTCGACCAAGCAGTATGAAGAACTCACCACTCCAGTGCTTATGGTGCTGAAGATGGGTCCAGATTGCTACAAGGACGAGAAACGCTTCCCGTCTGGCCCATGGTGCCAAGAAGGTGACTTTATCCTGACCCGCCCGATGGCAGGTAGCCGTGTGAAAATTCACGGTCGTGAGTTCCGCATCATCAACGACGACAGTGTAGAAGGTGTCGTGGATGACCCTCGGGGCATTTCCCGCGCTTAACGGACGTAACCCGTACAAGGAGAAGTAAAATGACCATGCAGAATGATGACTTCGAGGATTTTTCCTACGAAGTCGAAGATGAAACCCCCGTTTCTGAGGCTGATACGCCCGAAATTGAAATCGAAGATGATACCCCTGAAGTAGATCGTGGCCGTGAGCCAATGCCGAAGGAACTTGTTGAAGAACTAGAAGCTGATGAGCTTGAAGATTACTCCGACAAGGTAAAGACGCGTCTGAAGCAGATGAAGAAAGTCTGGCATGACGAACGCCGTGAAAAAGAACGCGAGATGCGTGAGAAGACAGAAGCTCTGTCTGTTGCACAACGTATTCTTGAAGAAAACCGCAGGCTAAAGAATACGCTAGCACAGGGCGAACAGTCCCTTATGGGTAGCTATAAACAAACTGCGGACTTTGAGTTAAGTGAAGCACGTCGTGAATACCGTGACGCGGTTGAAGCTGGTGATACGGATCGCCAGTTAGACGCCCACGAGAAGCTAACCTCGGCTCAGTATAAGCTTCGGCAGCTTGAAAATTATGTACCCGCTTTACAAGAGGAACATAACGAGGTAGAAATACCTCAACAGCAGGTGCAAACTCCGCAACCTGACCAGAAAACTATGGCGTGGCAAGAGCGCAATACGTGGTATGGTACAGACCCGGAAATGACGGCATCTGCTCTTGGGCTTCACCAGAGGCTCATAAATGAACGTGGCCCGCAATTTGCAGGCACCGACGAATATTGGGGCGTTGTAGACAAAACTATACGCCGTCGTTTCTCCGAATACTTCGGAGATGAAATGGATACTGGTGACACCAGACCCGCTGCACGCGAACAAAAAGCGTCATCGGTCGTCGCTCCAGCCTCACGAACACGGTCCTCCAAAAAGATTGTGTTGAAACAGTCCCAATTGGCAATCGCAAAACGTCTAGGCTTAACCGCTGAACAGTATGCCCGTGAACTAGTGAAGATGGAGAAATAAGATGACTAATGTAACTGATAACAGGGTAAGCGCAGATCGCGCTCCTCGTGAAACTCGTGCAGAAGCTGAACGTCCTAAAGTATGGCAACCGGCATCGACCCTGCCAGAACCGGACAAGGAAGCTGGTTATGCGTATCGTTGGATACGTGTAGCATCAATGGGCCAGAATGACCCTCGCAATATCTCGTCCAAACTACGAGAAGGTTGGGAGCCGGTTAGCATCAAGGAACAACCTCAGTTCCAGATGTTGGTAGACCCTGACAGCCGTTTCAAAGACAACATCGAAGTCGCAGGACTGTTGTTGTGCAAGGCACCAGAAGAACTGATGCGTCAGCGTAAGGAATACTTCGCTGCTAAAAACCAGTCTCAGATGGACTCCGTGGACAATAACTTCATGCGTGAGAACGACGCTCGTATGCCACTCTTTAGGGAAAAACGGTCTACGACGTCATTTGGCAAAGGCAAATAGCTAAAGGAGCTATAAAATGGCATACCCTTCTGTTACCAGCCCTTACGGGCTAATCCCGATCAATTTGATCGGCGGACAGGTTTTTGCTGGTGCTACTCGTCAACTTCCAATCGCGGTTAACTCCTCGACTGCCATCTTCTATGGTGACGTCGTTAAGTTGCTCGCAGGCGGTACTGTTGGCAAGGACACTGGTACAGACTCGGCCACCCCTGTCGGTGTTTTCCTCGGTTGCACCTACACGGACCCAACCTTTGGATTGACATTCCGTCAGTTCTACCCCGGCACCACAAGCATCAGCGATATCACAGCGTACGTTCAGGAAGACCCTGATGCGTTGTTCAAGGTTGCTGTATGTGCTGGTACCAACTCGAACACCGTCAGCTTCGTTACACAAGCTGCTGTTGGTTCGAACCTCAAGCTCGCTAACGGTGCGAACAACACAGGT